CCATAATGAGTACCATAAAGACTAACGCAATCCTTGACGCTTCAGGTGGTAACACAACCACGATCAATGGTACTACGCCTACTGCCTATAACACTATGGGCAAGAACTTGATTATCAATGGTGATATGCGAATTGCTCAAAGATCAACAAGTGAAAGTGGGCTTGGTAATGAAGCTGCATATAAAACTTTAGATAGGTGGCAGTATAATAGTAGCGGAACTGCTGGAAGATTTACAATGAGCCAAGCAAGTGTTACCGATTTAGCAGGCTTTTCTAATTCATTAAAATTACAATGTACAACTGCAGATACATCAATAGATGCTGCTGAAATATTTATTTTAGGTCAGGCTTTAGAAGGGTTTACTGTTCAACCATTAAAAGATTCTTCTAGCTCAACAAAATCATTTACATATTCTTTTTACGCTAGACAAAACGCTGCAAGAAATGTTGCGGTTGAAGTTAGAACAAGTAGTGGCACATATAGACAGATATGCAAATTATTTAATATTGGAACAAGTTGGGCAAGATATGAGTTTACTGTTCCAGCTTCAAGTAGTGGAATGCAATTTGACAATGACAACAGCAACGAAATGCAAATATGGTTTTGGTTACATGCTGGTTCTAATTATGCAAGCGGAACTTTAGATACATCTTGGGCAGGAGCTACAAACGCAAATAGAGCAGCAGGAATAGATAGTTTTTATTCTAGTACGTCAAATTGGTTTGAGGTTACAGGAGTCCAGCTAGAGGTAGGCTCTGTAGCCACTGAGTTTGAGCGCAGACCGTATGGCATTGAGTTGCAGTTGTGTCAGAGGTATTATCAACAACTTGGAGATTCTGCTAACAGAATTCAAGGAATTTGTGCCGCAACTACACACGCTTTTAATTCATCAAATATTTTAATGACTCCTATGAGAGCATCCCCTAGTCTTTCTGTTACGGGACCAATGAGTGCTGATGTTTATTTTGCATCGGGGCATACACAATCTTCAGCGCAAGTAAATGTAAATTCTGGCGGAACTAATTTTGTTACTGCCTCTTTTCCAAACTTTTCTGGATTTACTCAAGGTCTTGGATGTGGAATTTATAGTAGTTCTTATGTTCTTCAAATTAATGCGGAGCTATAAATGTATAAATTATTTAACGACCAAGAAGGAAATCCAGTTTCTGTAAGCACAGAAAAGAATGGTGTGTATCTTTCTATCCCATTCGATCCAGCCAACACAGACTACCAAGAATATCTTGAGTGGTTAGCTGAAGGTAATACTCCAGAGCCAGCAGACGAATAAGGAACAACAATGCCATTTCTAGGAAATCAACCTTCAGTCGGATATTCTACCATAGTAAAAGATGATTTTACAGGAAATGGATCAACTACTGACTTTACTCTAAGCAAATCAGTTGCTAGTGCAAACGATATAGCGGTATTTGTCGGTAACGTTAGACAAGAACCAACTGAAGCATATACAGTAAATGGTACAACGCTAACAATGAGCGCTGCGCCTTCTAGTAGTGATAACTTTTATGTGCTTCATCTTGCCAGTGCTATTACTAGTTCTACTGTTCCAGCGACAGGAACAATCACCAGTGGCATGTTAACAAGTGGTGCAGTTACTTCTGCTAAGTTAGATACAAATATAAATGTTGCTGGAAACTTAACAGTAGACACCAACACACTTTACGTTGACGCTACTAATAACAGAGTTGGTATTGGTACTAGTAGTCCTTCAACATTATTACATTTGTCTGGAACAGTTCCCAGAATATATTTAACAGACACAGATACTTCAACAGAATCTCAGATTGCTGGTGATAATGGCTGGTTATCATTTAGTGCCGCTACTAGCCGAACAGTATTTAGTATAGGTGGCACAGAACGCCTGCGTATCCTTAGTTCTGGTGGTATTACATTCAACGGAGACACTGCTGCTGCCAATGCATTAGATGATTATGAAGAAGGTACTTGGACAGCTACGTTAGATGGTTCTACATCAGGTCCATCAAGTTTAGTTCAAATTACTGCATATTATACAAAAATTGGAAACATAGTTTATGTTACTGGACAATTTAGTGCTGTAAATAATACTGGAGCATCTGGTGGAGTTCGTGTTAGTGGACTACCTTTTACACCAAATCCAGGTCAACAAGCCTCTGGAAATGTAATGTTCCATCAAATTGCAACTTGGGCAGGTACTAATACTGCAAATATCTCACCTTTCTTTACTGCTGGATATATTGGATTTTACGCAAGTCAACAAGCAGCTGGATGGTTTGAGGTAACACACAACACTACTACAAGTGGTTACCTTTCTTTTTCTGGAATTTATAAGGTTTAAATAATATGGCGATTACTAAAACAACTCAAGAAGATAAGATTGAAATCGTAGGACAGTACAAATCTATTCAGGTGCGTACTGCTACGGTTATTGAAGAGGATGGCGTAGAGCTATCTCGATCATTTCATAGGCACGTTGTAAATCCTGGAGATGATATTTCTGGTCAGAGTGCAGAAGTACAAGCTATTGCTGCAGTGGTACATACACCAGAAGTAGTTGCAGCATATCAAGAAATGTTAGCTAACTCAGAGATGTAAGATGGCACTCGTAAAAATAACAACACAATCATTCGACACTACTGTAAGTCAGGGAGCAGTAGGTGGCGGCGTAGATAAGATTTTTGTTGAAAACGACAAAACTGTAACTACTGACTACACCATAACTACTGATAAGAATGCATTTAGTGCTGGACCAATTACAATAAATAGTGGAGTAACGGTAACAGTTCCCACAGGCTCAGTTTGGACGATCGTATAAATGGCTCTTTCTAAAGTACAAGACGGATATCTAGCTAAATATAATAAACAAAGAATTTAAGGTAAAACATGGCAGTTAATACTAGAGCTGGATTAAAAGAATACGCACTACGAGGGCTTGGTGCACCAGTGCTAGAAATCAACGTAGACGACGACCAGCTAGAAGATCGTTTAGATGAAGCACTAGAATATTTTACTCTCTATCATTATGAGGGAGTAGAGCGCATTTATCTAAAACATAAGATAACTCCTTCCACCTTAGAAATTACAGGTACAAACGCTGCTAGTTTTAGCAAAGGCACTAAATTAACAGGAGCTACGTCAGGAGCTTACGGTTACGTTCAAGCCAACGAAGATAACAACATTATTCGTATACGTGAAATAACAGGCACTTTTAGCAACGGTGAATCAGTTTCTAATGGTGAAGCCACTGCAACTTTAATTAGTAGTGGTGCTTATACAGCTGGAGACACAGAAAACAAGTACGTTACTGTTCCTGATTATGTTTACGGTATTACTAGAATTGTCCCATTTACGCAAGGTTCTTCTTCCAAAGGGTTGTTTGATCTTCAATACCAATTAAGATTAAACGATCTTTACGACTTAACTTCTACTTCTATAATCTATTATAAAAGTGTAATGTCTCACATTGCTCTGCTTGATCTAGAGTTAAATGGATATCCACTTTATAGATTTAATCGGTTGACAAATCAACTTCATATTGATCAAAACTGGTCAACTGACATAGAAACAGACAATTATATTATCATAGAAGGTTACCGAGCTTTAGATCCAACAACTTGGACAAAAGTTTACAATGAGCCATGGTTAAAACATTATGTAATTGCTTTGTTTAAAAAACAGTGGGCAGTTAATCTTAAAAAGTTTCAAGGCATTCAACTTCCTGGTGGAGTTACGTTAGATGGTAATGCACTTTACGAGGAAGCCATGGCAGAAATCAATTCACTAGAGGACGAACTCCAAAATAAATCAGCACCTTTGGAATTCTTCTTGGGGTAAATAATGGCACGCAACGTTTATTTTTCTCAGGGAACTCGAAATGAGCAGCTGATGATGGAGGATATCATAGTTGAGTCCATTCAGATTTATGGACAAGACTTTGTTTATATCCCTCGCACTTTAGTTGCAAAAGACGAAATTCTTGGAGAAGATAGATTAAGCGAATTTAAAAAAGCTTTTTCTATTGAGATGTATCTAGAAAGCGCAGATGGCTTCGAAGGTCAAGGAGCTTTTATACAAAAGTTTGGATTGTTTATGGAACAGTCCGCTACGCTAACTGTTTCTCGTCGACGATGGGAACAGTTGGTTGGTCGTTATAAGACAGGTCCACTGGCAAATCGTCCATCAGAAGGAGATTTATTATACTTCCCTCTTACTGGTGGAATGTTTGAAATTAAATTCGTTCAACACCAAGATCCTTTCTATCAAATCGGTAGACTTCAAGTTTACAAACTTCAAGTAGAACTCTTTCAGTATAGTAGTGAGCATATTGATACTGGTGAACCTGATATTGATGCATTTGAAAATATCTACACAGAAGATACTTCTACTGCTAGATCTGAAATGTACGGTGTTAACTCTATTACTATCTCTAATGGTGGAGCTGGATATACAACTGCGCCAACTATTACCATTTCAGGTGGGAGTGGAACACAGGCAGCAGCAACTGCAACAGTCTCTGGTGGAGCTGTAACAAAGATTACTATAACTAACAGAGGATTTGGATATAAAACTATTCCATCTGTAACTATAACTGCTGCTTCTGGTGATACTATTACTACACCAGCAGTAGCTACTGCTGTGCTTGGGCATATACCTGACATATCTGACTCGTTTGGTGATAATATTAAATTTAAAGATGAAGCAACAGATATTATCTTCAGTGAAACTAATCCGTTTGGAGAATTGTCCTAATGTTAAATGGAAGCGTATATTATCACGGATTAATACGTAGAACTATCGTAGCATTTGGTAGATTGTTCAGTGATATTAAAATTCCTCGTTACGACAATAATGGAGTTTTACAACAAACTATTGCTGTTCCTGTTTCCTATGCACCAAAAGAAAAGTGGATAGTTCGTATTGATTCAGACCCTACGCTTAATCAGCACACCTACACGGTTCTCCCAAGGCTATCTTTTGAGATAACAGGATATTCTTACGACTCTATTCGAAAAACCAATAGAATGGAAAAATTAGTCTGTGTTCAAGCAGACGGCAATACTAGGAATGAGGTGTTTTCGCCTGTTCCTTATAACTTGGATATTACATTATATGCTTTAACAAAAAATACGGAAGATGGTTTAGCTATTATAGAACAAATTCTTCCAACCTTTACTCCTGAATACTCCCTTGCAATTAAATCGATAGATGATATGAACATTGTTAGCGATGTTCCTATTATATTAAACTCTGTTACGGTGCAAGATGATTACGATGGAGACTTTAGTATTCGTAGGTTTGTAACACACACGTTAAACTTTACTGTTAAAATGAATTTGTTTGGTTATGTTAGTTCCTCTGGAGTTATTAAAGATGTTACATCTAACATCAATTTCGACGGAATTAATACCTTTAGACGCCATAACGTTGATCAGGCTACCCCAGTTGACGATATTAGTGAAAACTGGAGTGATGTTTAATGGCTGAAATTTATAATGCCAATAGCAACTTAAAGGCAGTTGGAGTAAGTGTAGAATTTACTCCTGAGAATGTAAAAGAATATATAAAATGTTCCCAAGATCCTATATACTTTATTGA